AGGGATTATATAAGTCTACGCAGGACAACGAGTTATGAACTTTACGAAATTCCTCACAGATGCCGGACGCGCTCTTGAACTAGAGGCAGACCGAATCTCCCGAGAAGCCGAGGGCGGTGGATTGGACAAGCAGAACTCCGGGCAATTAAAGGACTACCTACTAAGCGCCGAGATTTACGAGCGCCTACGCGGGAAGCTTTCAGATAAGCACGCGGTTGACCAACTCTCCGACGAGGAAGTTCAACGTCAGGTGAGGGAACATTTGTCGAAGCCAAAGGACAAGACGTAATGCCGGACCCTAGCTCCATTGGGATAGAACTCCGCCCCGCTAATGCGGATGATATGAATTTCGTTTATAGCTCTTGGCTCTCTTCGGTGGCGACGGGTGAGAAGCGCCGAACCCCCAAAGAGATTGTGTACAAGAACCACCGTGAGATTATGGCGCGAGCGCTTAACAAGTCGTATGTGCTGATTGCGTGTATGCACGACCACAAAGACCAGATCCTAGGCTGGCTCTGTTACGAAGACACGGTTCTTCACTATGTTTACGTAAAGCAAACCTTCCGAAAACACGGTGTCGCTAGCATGTTGGTTAACCACCTAAATCTAGACGAGCCATATACAGTAACACATTGGAGTTGGCGGCTGTGGGACATTTCAAAAACCCATAAGCTAGTGTACAACCCATACTTATTAATGCCAACGGAGCACATCCCTTGGCTAGGAGAGCGTAATGGAGACTATGGGAATTATATCGTTCCGCCTGAATGACGGCGTTGCGGGGATTTTAGGGAAGAAGCGGTTTGACCCGGTTCGTACTGCAAGTTGGACTTTCACGGGTGACTCGTTTGGCGTGACAGTAGTGGTGCCTGGGAAGGACACCTACTTTTACCCCTGGTCTTCGGTTAGCTGGGCCAAGGTTGACACGATTACCCTTAAAGAGGTTGAGCCCAAAAAGCGGCGTCGTCGTAGCACCAAGCCAAAGGTTGTAGTGGTTGAAGCTGTTGAAGTTGCTGAAGCTGTGGCGTAACGATGGATGTCTTTCGGGAATTTATAAAGCGGTTTGATGACACCGTAGAGGGTAAGGCAGAGCCGACCGTTATTAAGAGGTCGTTTAGCTTTAACAAATACCTCTTCGGCTTTCAGCAGGCTTTTATAAATGACCCGAGCAAACTCAAAGCGGCACTATGTGGACGACGGGCCGGAAAGACTTACGCGATATGCTACTACCTTATCCAAGAGGCTTTCCGTGTCCCTAACTCCATTTGTGCCTATATTGGATTGTCGCGGATCTCAGCAAAGCGCCTAATGTGGCGAGCGTTGAAGCAGGCGAACCGCGAGTTTTCCTTGGACATGAAGTTCAACAATGCTGAGTTAGTGGTCACTCTCGCGAACTATTCCCAAATCATTTTGGCAGGAGCCAACGATGAAGGAGATATCGATAAGTTGCGAGGAAGCGCTTATCGCTTGGTTGCTCTTGACGAATGTGCATCATTTGGCCCTCATATCGATGCTCTCGTTGAGGAAGTTATCGAGCCAGCTTTACTGGATTATGACGGAACCCTAGCGCTTATCGGAACACCGAATGCCGCTTGCCGGGGGCTATTCTACCGGGCGACCACCAATAAGGAGTATGGCTACTCCAACCATCACTGGACAGTATTGAATAATCCTCACATCCCTGATGCCGAGGCTTGGCTCGCTCGCCGGATGAAAACACACGGGTGGGACAAGGATAACCCTATCTACCTTCGTGAGTGGCTGGGTCGATGGATCCGCAGTGATGACAGTCTGGTGTATAAGTACCGCTCCGGCAGGAACACCTTCGACGTACTGCCGACTGGTGATTACGACTTTAATTATATCTTAGGGCTCGACCTTGGATTCGAGGACGCCACAGCTTTCGTGGTTTGCGCCTATTGTGAGGACCGGCCAGAACTATACGTGGTTGAAGCTCACAAGGAATCCCACATGATCCCGTCGCAAATTGCGATGAAGACCCGCGAGTATATGGACGCGTACAACATTGAGATTGCCGTGGCAGATACCGGTGGTCTAGGTAAATCGATTGTTGAGGAATTCCGACAGCGCTACCATCTGCCAATCCGCCCTGCTGAAAAATCGAAAAAGGGTTCCTACATTGAGATGATGAATTCCGACTTCCAACGGGGGCTAATTAAGGTCAGCCCACACTCGGCAATTGTAGATGAGTGGGAATTGTTGCAATGGCAGGAAGACCGCAAGAAAGAAGACTCGCGATACGAAAATCACCTCTCTGATGCCTGCTTGTACGCATGGCGTGAATCGCGCCACTACCGTTACGCAGGAGAGCCAATTGCGCCACCTGAGTTTGGTTCGGCGGCATGGGCAAAAGCTGAAGAAGACCGAATGTTCCAGCAAACAGTAAAAGCGCTAGATAAAGAAGAATCCCCTTGGTGGGGGAAACAGAACTTATTCAACTAGGGAAGAACTATGGATTACAACGCTAATAAATTCTGGTGGGAGGTGACTGGTGCCCCGCATAGTGAAATCATGTCGTTTGTCAGCGCTTTGGACGACGAGCAAGGTTACCGTAAAGAGGATAACCTTAATAGTCTGCGTTTGTTTGGCAATAGCGATACTGTTGGTCTGTCCCTAGGTGATTATTCAAAAAGAAATACTCAGACGGATGGGAGTCCTAGCCTGAATATCGTTCACTCGATGTGTACGACCGTTACCTCCCGGATCACCAAAAGCCGCCCCAAGGCTACGTTCTTGACTAGCGGTGGCAATTGGTCGGCAAAGCGTAAGGCGAAGTTGCTCGACAAGTTTGTTTCAGGGCAATTCTACGAGACAGACATCTATACTATCGGTCCCAGAGTCTTTCTCGACGCGACAGTTTTCGGCACTGGAATTATGAAGATTTACGAAGTTGGGGGAAAGGTAAAAATCGACCGCGTTTTCCCCAATGAGGTAATCGTCGATGATACTGAGGCACTTTACGGAGAACCTCGACAGATATTCCAGCGGAAGTTTGTTTCTCGGCGGGTCTTGTCTTCGCTGTATCCCGAAGTGAAACAGCAGATTATGGATAACGACGTAAAGTCGGATTCATACGGCAACGAGCGTAATACGGCTAATGAGCAAATCGAGTGTGTTGAAGCATGGCACTTGCCAAGCGGCGAGGGCGCGGAAGATGGCCGTCACGTTATCTGTCTAGATAATGTTACGCTTCTTGACGAGCCTTATACGAAATCCTACTTCCCATTCGTATTCCTGAAATGGACCGACCGGTTACTCGGGTTTTGGGGGCAAGGGCTTGCAGAACAGCTTTCGGGCATCCAATCAGAAATCAATAAGCTGCTTTCTCAGATCAAGCTACAGATGACTTTGGCTACGCCCAAGGTATTCGTCGAGGTTGGCTCGAAAATCTCAAAAGCGCATATCAACAACGAGACTTGGGGGATTATTGAGTACTCCGGGACAAAGCCTGATTTTCATGTCCCGATGACTACCTCTCCAGAGATATTTGCTCACTTAGACCGCTTATACCGGCGAGCGTATGAGATTGCGGGGGTGTCTGAATTAGCTGCTCAGTCTCGAAAGCCCGGTGGGCTTGATTCTGGCCGCGCATTACGCGAGTTCCACGATATCGAATCAGAGCGTTTTATGGTTATTGGGCGTGAGTACGAGGGGATGTTTATGGAAGCAGCTCGGCAGATGGTTGACATCGCCCGAGATGTCTCTTCCCGAGATGGCGACGATTACAAGGTGCTGTCTCACAATAACCGAGAGATTGAACTCGTTACTTGGGGCAAGATTAACCTCGATTCTGATTCGTATGTTATGCGGGTTTACCCTACGTCTTTACTACCGGCTACACCGGCAGGGAGGCTCGCTACTGTTGAGGGGCTCTTCCAAAGCGGGCTGATCGACCGAAATGCGGCACTTGCATTGCTCGATTACCCCGATTTAGAGGCTTACCATAAAGTTGAACTCGCTTTTATTGACGACGTAGACCTGCTTATCGAAAATATGCTCGAAAAGGGCATTTACTCGCCCCCGGAGCCGTTTTCTAACCTGCAATTCGCTATTCAGCGGATCCAGTCGGCTTATATTCGAGGAAAAGTAGATGGGGCGCCCGATAGTCGGCTAGATTTGCTGCGCCGGTATATTGAATCGGCTGTTTTGCTCCTTCAGGGGGCACAGCAGTACACTCAATCGCAACAACAACAATCCGCTTTGGCTGAACAGGCGCAAGGTAAGCAAATGAGCGCTGAAGCATCACAAATGGCAGAACAAGCGGCACCGCGAGAGCTTATGCCGCAATAGGAGTAAATAATGGAAGATACGAACGCAGAAGTTGTCGTCCAAGAGGAAGCTGAACCAGTTACGGAAGAGGCCACCCCGGCACCCGATGAACTCTCTACACGTCAATTTGCCGCACTAGCCCGCCGTGAACGGCAAGTTCGCGAGGGAGAGCAGCTTATTCGAGAGAAAGATGCGGAATTAGAAGCAAATAGAGCGTCTTTGGAGATGGCTAAGACTAATCCAATGGCATTTTTGCAGCAGGCTGGTGTTTCTGAGGATGACCTTGTTCGTCACATGATTGATACGAACGGGACTCCTACCCAAGAAGAGCTTATTCGTCGGCAGGCTGACGAGATAAAAAGTCTTCGATCCGACTTTTCGGACTATAAAACCAATCAGGAACTTACGAAGACTAAGCAAAGCAATGAAACCCAATGGGACGCCTTTATTGACAATACGCGAAAAGAAGTGGAGAATAGTGACGGATTAACGCTGGTAAAAGAATTTGGTGCCCACAGGCTAGTGGCAGATGTTATTCTCGAATACCACAAGCAGCATGGAGAAGTTCTTCCTGTTGCTCAAGCTGGTAAACTCGTAGAACAGCACATAACTGGCGAGGCTGAAAAGTTTTTTAAGAACGACACGCTGAGAAAACAATACTCCGAGTATCTTACTCCTGCCGAGGAGAGCAGTAAAACTCCTGATACGCCGACTCCTAGTCAGAGAGACTTACGCGCTGCAGAAGTCCCTAGAACTTTGACCAACACGTTAGCCGCCGCGACCCCTAATAGGTCGAATGGTGTGCTAACGGAACAAGACTCTCTCGACCGGATGGTGGGTTCACTACGCTGGAGCGAGTAGTTTCGATTAGGAGATTACCATGGCCTCATTAGACATGGACTCGTTTGCTAATGCTCTAAAGGAGCACTACCACGGGTTACATATTAAAGACCTCGTTTATAAAAAGAACCCACTCTTAGCACTCATGCCAAAGTATGAGCGGTTCGGTGGTAAATTCATGCCCGTGCCATTGAAGTACGGAAACCCTCAAGGTCGTGCATCTGTTTTTGGGACTGCCCAAACGAATGTCGGCAACACTAAGCTTGAATCATTCCGCATTGAGCACGTTAGAGACTATAGTATTGCGCGAATTGACGCACTAACTATGGATGCCTCTTCCGGTGACGCTGATGCGTTTGTTCGTGCTGCTACAATTGAGGTTGACTCAGCAATTGGGGCATTGTCCCAAGCGATGGCTCTAGACATCTTCCGAGATGGCTCTGGCGTTCGTGGGAAGACTAAAGACACTGCTTCAAGTGCCACGTTTGAACTTAACAACACGGCAGATATCGTTAATTTTGAAGTGGGGATGAAGATTATCTTCGTTGCTCCGCAAACTGTAGACGGTGTTGTTGTTCCAGGTGCGCTGCGGGATAGCGGGACGGCTGTTACAATCACTGCGGTTAACCGCGATACCGGATTTTTGACAACTTCTCCGGCACCGCATACCAATGTTGATACCCTTGACTTCATTATACAGGAAGGTGACTACGCTGTTTCCGGTGACCGTCTAAAGATGGATGGCTTGGACGCATGGGTTCCTTCGACTGCGCCGGGTGCTGCTCTATTTAATAACGTAGCACGAAATACCGATACCTCCCGCTTGGGTGGTGTTCGGCACGACGGTTCTGAGTCAACAGTGCGTGAAAACCTTCTAGATGCTGCTGCTCGGGTAGCGCGAGAAGGTGGTTCTCCTGATTACTGTTTCTTGAACTTCGCAAATTATGCGGCACTTGAGATGGAATTGGCGACTAACACTCGCTACGACGTTTCAAAGTCACAAGATGGTAATTTTGGTTTTACGGGACTTACCATCCAAGGACCATCTGGCCCCATTGCTGTTATCCCTGACAAAAACTGTCAGAGTAGTGTTGCTTGGCTCCTCCAGATGAATACTTGGGCATTAAATAGTGCTGGTGCTGCTCCAAAAATTCTAGACCATGACGGAAATCGTCTTCTCCGCGTCAATGACAAAGATGAAGTTGAAATCCGTATTGGTTTTTACGGCAATGTGTCCTGTTCGGCTCCTGGTTGGAACTGTCGGATTGCATTAAGCTAATTTTGTTCGGGAAGGGGGCTAGGTTTTTGAGTTACCTAGAGGAGGCGGCAGACTTAGTCCTGCTGCTCCCCCTACTCGACCTTTACTTACCATGGACGCAGAAATGGCAAATCAACTAGCGCAGATTATCGCAGAGAAGGCGAAAGCGGCGGATACTCGCCAAACTGACGACCGCAAAACCGCTCAACGGACTTCGTTAAAGCGTTTGCGTGTCGCATTGAATAGTGAAGATTATGACGCGGCTGGTGAAGTATTGGATGATTTATGGGATCTAAAGTACGAACAGGCGCTCTCTAACAGGGGCTAGGCATGGCAAATACAACCACTCGGCTTGAGTTGCGCACAAGGGCAAAGCTTCGAGCTGATATGGAGAATACGGCATTTGTCTCCGATTCTGAGTGGAACCATTATATCAACCAGGGGAATAGCGAGTTATATGACCTTATCGTGACGGTCTATGAAGACTATTTCGTTACGAAATCCCCTACCTTCACAGACGACCAGGCGGATGGGGTTTACACAGTTTCCGACGTTATCCCGGCCAACAACGTGTACAAGATTCTTGGCGTTGACATGGCTGTTAATGGCTCGACGGTTCGTCTAAAAAAGTTCTCATTCGCAGAACGAAACATGTACGATAGCAATATTGCGACTTTGTATGGCTTCGAGAACCATCGATGGCACTACCAAGGCGCGACTATCCGAATTATCCCATCGAACGTCTCAAACAATGTCATTACTGTTTGGTACATCCCCGAAACACCCCTTCTTGAGAATGATACCGGTGTTGGGGGTACAGTAGAGGCTGTCTATAACCGAGGGTGGGAAGAGTACATTGTTATCTATGCGGCCCGAAAAGCACTGCTTAAAGAAGAGTCGAATACTAATAAGCTTGATGATGAACTACTAATGCTTGGAGCCTCTATCCAAGCTTTCGCTGCTAATAGAGAAGCCGGAGAATCCAGTCGGATTGTAGATGTTACTCGGGGGACTCTCTCCGATAAATCGCACTTGCACTATTAGGGGGAACCATGGCTATCCCGCCAAGAGACCGAACCCCGAGTGAAGTCCTAAATCAAGCACAGGCTGATGAAGTCGAAGAGATCGCTAATCGAGCGGCGAATGAGGCACTAGCTAAAGCAGGTAGGGGTGGGCAATTCGGTGGCCAAGGCCACTTTCGCGGCGTAGGCCAAGGCCACTTTCGCGGCGTACCGAGTTCGGGCGGTTCTGATAGGGTCCGCCTAGCTAGGGCAAAGAAGGGTGACTTCAAATATTCCGACCAGGATGTTAGCGCCCTTTTCACCACTCTTAAAGACCTTCCAATTATCAATGGCTCCCTTCTGGAAGAGGTGGCGCTTATCTCTGGAGATACAACGCTAGACCATGGGCTTGGGAGAGAGCTTTTGGGGTGGATAGTGGTTGGCCAGTCGGCAAGTGCTGCCATTTATGATAAACAAGGTACAAACAGCGACTCCGGCAGAACGCTAATTCTTAATTCGTCTGCTGTAGCGACAGTAAACCTCTGGGTATTCTAATGGCACGAAAACGACATCCTGGGCTTGATAAGAAGATATTTGCGCTAGACTTCAAAGGCGGCTTAAACCAGTTAGTCGCAGACCACTCTCTTGACGCGGGTCATCTTTTACAGGCCGAGAACGCAGTCTTTGATAACCAGGGGGCGCTGAGTAAGCGAGCTGGCCACGATGACTTGTCGAATACTGTTGTTGGCGGTGGTTCGCAGACAAGCTTGTCTGAGGGTGTTCAGATTCTCAAGTACAAGAATGGCGTTATCGGCATTGATGACAAAAAAGCGTTTCGGCGTGTCCATGACGGGAGTTGGTTAGCAGGTGAGGAGATTGTAGACTGCCGGTTTGACCAACAGGGGACTGCTAATGCTCGGAATATGAGCCAGTCCAACGCACAAATAGTGACTCTTAATAATCGAGTCTTTACGGCTTGGGCAGAGCATCATGTTAGGGATGACGGAGCTACTCTTACCTATAAGATTTACTTAACTGTTCGGGATGGGACAACGGATGCGATTCTTCTAAACCGCCATGAGGTACGCTCAGTCGATGTTGACTTTTTGGCGACTGCTCCTTCTTACCAGATCCCGCGAGTACAGCTAACGTATGGCGGCAATTACGTTGCTATCGCGTGGGTTGAGAGCGCTGAAATAAAGGCCGCTACTGTCGATTCAACAGCATCGGTAATTACCGGCACCTCTGCTGTGTTTCAATTAGGCACTACTGACCTTCATGCGGATTATTGGGTATTCACGGTTGCCCATATTAACCACAGTGGGGCGTCTGACCGTATCTGCTGGGTACAGACAACTACGGGCTCTACTGTGGTTAGGGTAGAGCATGGTATTTTGGGGGATGGGTCGTATACCAAGAAGTCGTCCGCACTCTTATCGCTCACGCTCGCCTGGCACTCCGGCGTTGGGAAGGACCACGTATGGAATGGCCTTGCGTTGCAGACTGTGGACTCTGACAACCTTATTGTCATCGGATATAATGTTGGGACTAACGTAAAGGTTACTACCCTCTTAACGGGGGATACGTCACTTACGGCTACAGGCGGTTTAGCCGATGCCACTGTAATGGCCGGGCACCTCATCAATCTAAGCGTTGTCGCGGACCCGGTAGCTGCTGACCGACTCCGTTGTGCCGCTACAATAATTACCCGTACAGCTGACAAAGGGGGAGGGGATAGCTACGTTCATTCACAGCCTCATGCCCTTGTCATGTTTGGCATAGACCATAGCGGGACTCCGGCTTTACTTGGTGGTGGTACAGACTCTGTTGTTGAAGTTGCGCAGTATGTTTCTCTCCATACTGACCTCTTTGTTGAGAATAACCAGATCTATGGTGTTGTTGCTCAGGCATATCGTCCTTCAGGTGCGGGGGCTTACGGCACTACCGACTATAAGTGGGGCAATTCGAGGAATATCCTTACCCAGTTTGACTTCACGTATG